TGTGGTTCTTAAATACTGTTGAATACTTAGGGTCTGTAGGAGCAAAAGAATGTGTAATTTGAGTGTATGTTGTACCATCGTAGGTAGCTGCAGGATTAATTCCATCTGTCAGCATGACCTTTGGTGTACCAAAGTTAAATCTTTCAAATCTAACTTTTGTAACATTTGTCATTGTAGGACTACCTGCAGTAGTCACTGCAACCCAAGCCTCTGTAGCTGTATCCCAGTAGTGCAGGTAATTATTACCTGAGCTAGGTTTACGAGCAGCCAGAATACCATCATTAATGCCATTGGCTACTGCTACACCAAGAACTGATCCTGTTCCTGTTACTGTTCCATAATCATTAGAAAAACCACTTACACGTCTATAACCACCTGTAATAGCAGGTTCGTAGTTTAATAAAGATATAGCTGAACCAGGCTGTAGTTCCCCTTGAGAAAGAACATCCCTGTTCAGGTTTAGGCCACCCTGTGCAAACACTTTAAAGGAAGCTAAATTATCTGCCATTAGAGAACTCTACCTAAAACTTGATTAGAAGAGTTTATTCTTTCTACTACTGTAGACCTTACTCTTAAAGGCTCATCTACAAGAATCCTTCTCATAGATTTGATACCATTCTCAAAATTGTTTTGATGAATAGATGCACTCTGATCATTTGATCTAAATCTCATCATATACATCATAGCACCATCAATAATGACATGCTTAAATCTATCAGGTATTATTGTAGTATCATTATACGCAGAAAGATCTGAAGGGAAAGACCAATAGATATACTCAATTTCATAGGCAGCATCTGGAATAGGTGTTACACCAAACTTCTCTTCGTTGGTCTGATATACAAGAGTGGGGGCAGAAATACCTGCTTGTTCTCCTGTATCATCAAAATGTCTGTACCTTTGAATGTATTCATCATACGTAATAGAAGGTAAGTGCATTGGTGTATTATCAACAGATGTCAATTTCTTAATATAGAATGTTTGCCAGTCTGCTCTAGAAAAGTCTGAAGGGAAATCATATTGTCTTGTCCCTGCAGTCAATGTTTGAGTGTAAGTAGTTTTAAGAAAAGGCCATTCTTGGCCTGTCTGTAAGATATTTCTAATGGAGTTATTTACAGCTTGTTTAGCAAGTGCCTGAACGTTACGTACTGATGCAAAGCCCTCTCCTGTTGTGGCAAGAGTAACTTCATTCAATCTAGTAAGCAGTTCATTAACAAGTGTAACGTAAGTTGCCATTACAAAAATCCTTCAGATATCCTAAAGGGGCAAGTTGCCCTGCCCCTAAAGTTTAATTATTTATGCAAGCAAGTCACGATCAACTTCGTCTGCACCTTTGGTTGCTTCATTCACATCAACAACGATTGCCCATACACGAGCAGTAACTGTTGCTGCTGGAGAAGCAGTTGCAGTACCTGTTACGTCAATGGTGTCTTCTGAAGCAATGATACCCTGTGTTTGAGTACCAAATGCAAAGTCACCTGCAGAACCACTGTCAACTGCTGTAGCAGCCATAAATGTAGTTGTGCCATCAGTAACTGTAACATCGTAGTCTGCTGAGTCCATTGCATCAATCAACTCAACACCTGCTGCTAGAACAAGAGTACCTGCTCCAACAGTTGGACCTGTTACTGTACCAGTATGTTTCAGTCTTGCTGATCTGCTCTGCAGTTGCTACTGCTGAATCATGACCACCAACAATGATACCTGCGTTAGTTGACTGTGCAGAGTTATCTACAGTGTCAGAACCTGTACCCAATGATGGTAGGTTTGAAGACTGGTAGATTCTGAAGCCATGCAAGTTGTTGATGACTAGACCATTGCGTAGACCACCTGATTCACCAAAATCTGCGTTTAGAAGACGTGAATCTTCATCACGAAGGATCTCCATAAATACTGGGTCAACGACGAGCCATCTACCACTTTTGTCAACTTGTTGTTGGTCAAGTAGACGAGCCATACGAGCTACGATCATGTTAGGTGATACGTAACCTGTTGGTAGTGCTGTTGCACCTGGTAGACGAGCAGCCACAGGAATAGAGTCCCCTGTTGAACCTGCTGTTGTCAAGTTACCAAAGTTAGGACGAGTTAGTTTCATTGAAGAAAGTAGTTCGTCAGAACCTGCAGTTGAAACTGCTTTAGTACCATTGACTGTTGTGTTAGCAGTGTCTGCTGCTGTGTGTAGTGAAGACTGTGCGAAACCTGATAGGTAACCTAGAACTTCCTGGTCATGTTGATCAGCTAGACGATAAGCTGCACGATCAGTAGCCAACTGCATAAAGTTGACGTGGCTGTGTGCTTCTTCGATATCGTCGATCTTGAAGGCATAGTAGTTTGCCTTATCAACAACTAGTGAGAAGTCTTCGTCATCAAGATCCTGTGCTGTGATTTGGCTACCACGTGCATAGGATGACACTGAAATTTCAGGCTCCTTGATAATTCTGACTGTATCACCTTGGGCAGAAATCTCCCCAAAATAATCAGAGTTAGTAATATCACCAACTACTGTAGCTTTTCTAAAGGCAAGCTGAACCTTTTTGGAATAAATGACGCTGGAAAAGTTGCCATTTGGCAAGTTCCCATAGCCACTCGCTGAAGTAAAAGCCATTTTGAAATCCTCCATGATATTTGGCTTATGGATAAAGCTAAACACCTTTAAAGAGGCTGTACGTTTTCTAGGGTGCAGTAAATGCTAACTTGCGCTAGTCAACACCACTGGGCCTATACTTGGACAGGTGGTTCTTTGTAGTTTAGACTTTTTGGGAAAGTATCTAGTAGAGGTAGTCCATAAGGAGGCTCTACTAATAGATACACGTAGTTATATGTAACACTTGTTAAGTGTCAATAGTTTATCTGGCTCCACCAGATACATCGTAGACGAATTTACCATTACTCATAGCTTCGTTAATTTCGTCAAGACGATCCTCAAACTCCTTAGCTGACATCTTAGCTACATCAGACTCTTTGATTTGTCCTGATATACCTTTTGCATCAATAGAAGTACGAGTTCCTTTAGCAACTGTAGACGCTGCAGCTTTACGATTGTTCTTCTTAGCTACATTTGTCATACCATTGTCAACTTTATAAAGATCAATCACACGAATAACTGAAGCAGGATCGTCTGCATTTTCGTAGAGTGCATCCTTAACCCACTTAGGCTGTGCTTCTGCCCAGTCATGGAACTCATCTGATTGTCTTAATTCATCGAAGTCATCGTGAGCCTTACGAATAGCATTCTCTGCTTTCATTCGTAGTGCTTCATTGTGAGCTTCATCTAATTCTTGCAGTCGAGACTCAGCCTTACTGAACATCTCTTTTGCTTTCTTAGAAGCAATATTTTCAACAATACCTGCTACATCTGGGTATTGCTTTGCCCAAGCCTCAATGTCCTCATCAGACTTAGGGGCTACTACTGCATCAGTAGCCTTACGTTTTTCAAGAGCTTCTAGTCTTTCGTTCCACTCTTTTTCTTTTTCTTGCATATGTCTACGCAAGTCACCATAACGTTTCTTGAAAGACTTTTCTTCAGCACTTAGTCCTGTGTCATCGTCTTCCTGTGCTTCCCCTTCCTGGGATGCTTGTTCTTCTTGTTGGGTATTACTTGTGGTTTGTACCTTGGAGTTCTCAGTACTTTCGCTACTGGATTCACTTTCAACAACTTCTTCACCACGAGCTTCTGCCTCTAATCTTGCAATTTCTGCTTCTTCCTCTTCCATGCGTTTTTGTTTACGTGCATAATTAGATCCACGTTGAACAAACCCTGCTGTCTTAGGGCTTTCCATAGTACTTAGTTCAGGCATATCATATTCCTTATGTTGGGGCCAGGGTTGATTCCCTGGGTAGCCTTATTTTTTATTTGCCAGACCACCTTTTTTGTACTGGCTTTTTGCCTTCCTTTTTAGTGCAGCTTTATTCATCAAGCCACCTTTATTACCTGCTGCTGCAGATGTAACATAATCTTGTTCTGCTTGAGTACCACCAAAGACTTTTTGATCAGCAGTACCTGCTTTACTAACTACTGAAGTTACTGCCTTTGAGCCTTTTTGTTTAGCAGCAGCATTAGCTGAAGCAACTGTATTAGCTAAACTATCTGTGGGATCATCATCTTCCTTAGTGCCAAGAACTTTTGAAGACTCATTGGGTTTAGAATCTTTTGGGTCAAATGTTGGTTCGTCTTTAGGTTTTCCAGATCCACCACCCATTTTTGTTTTGTTGGCTGCAACTTGTTGTGGAGTAAATGTAGGATTACCATTATCATCTTCATCAAATTTAAGACCAAGCTTGTTAAGTCTAGCTTTTGCTTTAGCATCACCATCCATAGCTTCATTAAAGAACTTGTCAATAAAGTTAGTGATACCTGATGCGTCCTTCATGACATTTTCTATCTGACCATCAATCTGTGCTGCTACACTATCCATACCTTGTGCTCTAGCAACAATGGCTGCTGCTCTCATGTCAGACACAGACTGCATTGTAGGTACAGAACTTGCTACACCTGCAATAGTTCCTAGACCTGGACCACCTAGACCTAAACCAACTTGTGTTAGTTTACTACCAGTCTTAGGATCAATCAACCCCTCTCTGGAATCATTTACAAACTTCATAATAGCATCTGGGTTAGACCAGTCTACCTCTTCACCCCAGTTTTTAAAACCTAGGCTTGGTCCCTTACCACCACCTGTTGGTGGAGGAGTTGATGGTGGACCATCATCATTAGGTTGTGTCTGAGGTGATCTTGTGTAGCCTTGCATCTCTAGATCTTTAATAGCTACATCATCTTTAGGACTTTGGAATGTTAATGGCTCACCACCACCTGGAGGCCATAACTTAACTTCTACCTGAGGTTGCTCAGGAGGTTGTTCTACTTTAGGCTGTTGTACTTGGCTTGCGCTTGGAGACAAGAAGCTATAGTTAGGTTGAGTGTATTGTGTAGGCTGTGTAAGCTGCGCAGGTGTCATTGTTGGTACATTTGGAGTAGGTGTTACACCACCACCAGGGGCATAACCTCTAGCCATACCACCTTGTGACATGCCAGACATAATCTCTTGTACTGCAGCTTTTTCTTCGTCTGATAGACCCCCACCCATCTGAGGACCACCCTCAGGTACAGGTTCCCCACCAATACGACCATTAGCTTCCATATCTGCTAGACCCATCTTAGCTTGATCTCTTAGGTCTTCAAAGAATCTAACACCATAATAACGAACAACATCAGCAGGAACTACATACTCACCTTCAGATAGTTGAGCAGGAATATCATCTCTGACTTCTTTAGCTAAGGAACCAGGAGGTACTTCATTACCTGATACAGGATCTACATCCATACCATCGTCAGTGATGCCACCCTCTTGCATGAATGCCATTTCCATTTGTTTGTTCATAACTTCACCACCTTTGTTAAAAACTGTAGGCTTTCCTGGTTTATCTTCTATTTTAAGTTCTCTTATTTTTTTAATTCTTTCTGCAGGAGAATCTTTAGGTCTATCAACAAGCATAATGTAGCTAATACTTTCTTTATCTTCTACATTATTAATATAAGGAATATGTGTATAGCCCTCTTTAGC